AAGTTTACCAAACACTCAGATGTAAAGATATACTTAATGGTAAGATTAAATTTCATAATGGTTTAAATGAAATCATTACTAAGTTTAATTTGTGGAGGTATGATGAGCCAAAATCTAAAAACTAAATCATCTTCAACAGTATTTTTGGAATGGACAGATGAAATGAATAAAATTTTATCTGAAGTTCCAATGTTGAACATAAGTGGTGAAGAAATAGAATATTCCGATCACGAATGGCAAAAGGCAATGAAGTTACTTCAGCAGTGCTCAATGAAATTTGAGGACATGCCTATTTATCCAATCAACGAAGAGATCGCAAATAGACTAATCGAAGATCACTTGAAAGGTAAGGATGAGCAACCAGATCATTAGTTTTTTATTCTTACTATTATTAATCGTGTTACCAGCAAAACTTGTATTAGCAATTTTTGGAATACTGGTTTACACAATCTTGTTTTAACCAAGGAGGGCAAATATGACAAGAGCAGTAAATAACAAATTTTTTGAAACTAGAGATTACTCTATATTCAAAAAAGTCCGAGGTAATAGACCTGTGGACGAAGCACATGTTAAGCAATTAAAAAAATTAATTGCTGATAAGGATTTAATGGATCCTATTCGTGTGAACGCAAACAAAGAAGTGGTTGATGGTCAACACACATTACAAGCGAGAAAGGAATTAGGTTTAACAGTTCCTTACATCATAATTAATTCTGATGATCCGCTTGATGTTGCAAGACTTAACCAAGGTAGAAAAAATTGGTCGATGGAACATTATCTTCATCACCACTGTGCCAGAGGCAAAATGGATTACAAAATTTGTAAATCCAAAATGCAAGAGTTTGGTCTACCTGTATCTGAAACAATAATTTTATTGTTAAAGTTAACTTCAAAATGGAGAAACATTCACGAGCAATTCAAACGTGGGGATTTTAAAATTCCTGCTGGTGGAATTACTAATTGTGATAGGATAGGTAGCCAACTGATGGCTCTTAAAAAATATCTTTTAGGTATGGATAATTCTGAAAGAAGAATTAAGAGACAAATGGTAACTGCTTACATTATAGCAGATAGGCATCCGAAATTTAGTTATGATAGGTTTAAAAATGCTATTAAGACTAAATCAGCATGGTTATTAACTGGAACATCAGCTAGAGATTATCTGGCTATATTTCAAAAAATATATAATTCTGGTTTAAAGCCAAACAAGAGAATAAATCTTCTTGATTTCTTTGATACCAGAGAATATACACAGGAATAAGGAGAAACAATGGACATCACTAAATGGAAATCTTGTGCAGTTGATATCGAATCATACACTCTGATAAGGGCGATGGGAAAGGCAGGTTTTAGAAGACCTGGAAGCATGATCGCTAAATTAGTTGATGAAGAAGTAAGGAAGATAGCAAAAAAGGAGGGGAAACCTTACGATAAGATGAAAGAGAATTTACTCATTCAAGGAAAGAAACTCTTGAATGGTAAATAAAATCCTAGGTGTGCCCCCGGGAGACTGGGGGCATTTATTAAGAAAAGATATGAAAAAAACAATTAAATTAGAACTGACCGAAGAAGAAATCATAACACTTATGAATGGTTTAACAGTAAGAGCCTTGAGCGATAATTTGGATGAAGAAGATAAAGCTCTTGGAAGAAAATTATCTAAAGCTTTAAAAGAATTAGAAAACCAAAAATAATATTTGACATAGATCAAATATTTTTATATTCACAATATAACGTATTCCTAAGCCTAAAATGAAAAGGTGGGGCTTTCAAAACACCTTATTTCCAATTAACAACGAACACTAAAATTAACTTAAAAATAAGGAGATTTTTGTGGGTGAAAGAGCTGCTAAAAGCAGTCCAGAAGCATTAGATCAAGCACTACAGAAGCTTGTATTAATAAGTCCTAATAAAAAGACTTATGACGAGCTGACGAGTTTAATGTTTCAGTTGTATTGTGGAAATGACTTTGGTTTAGGAAATTTCAGTTTAGCATTCCTTGATAAAATCGAGGAGTGTTGGCGTACCGGTAGAAAAAAAGCTGCACAAGCTAAAGGTTTAAAACTGGTTGTCAAAAATGCTTAACCACGGTGTAATTCCACATCCATTTTTTCCCACATCGTGGTTATGCAGATGCTTTTTGATAGTAGATATAATAAAGCAGCCGTAGATTTTTGTAAGACTTTAGAGGGTCATGAAAAAACTAAATTTATGGTCGAAGCGTATGAAGATTATCTTTTTTCTGTAGAACAGAAGTCTCCTAGAATTATACAGAGGCAGTTTCGTGAGTTATTCTCCAGGCTTGTTAAAAATTTTGGGCACTGATATTGCAGTTGAGGTCATAAAAGAAAATAAGTCTCCAGAACAGAGACTATTTCAAGCTGTGATTCTACAAGCTTTTGAAGATGCTTTGACCACCCACGGGAGTAAACAGGAATCTTACCTTAAAAAAGATGCTCATGATTGGTTTTTAGCCTATGATAATACTTTTAATGATATTTGTTGGTACGCAGGTTTTGATCCAGAATTAATTTATGAAAGATATAAAAAATTAATTGAAGAAAATAAGGTAGTATTTACTGAGCTGCAGAGATCTTGGGTTAAATATAGAAGTTTATATAAAGATTACAGAGCTGCTAAGAGTTCTAGTGAAAGAAGAGGGATTATGTTTAGAATTTGTAAAATTAAAATAAAATAAGAAGCACTGTCACTGTCACGGTGGCCGTAAGAATTTAACCCCTGGGGGAATTTCCGAGAGCATTGATGACTTAACCATGACCCCCAGGAGTTTCTTTTAAGTTTACAATTAACATAAACAACAATCAATATACACGGATACCGGACAATGGACAACGGATAAAGGTTAGAATGGTTCTAAAGTAAAATATACTATATAGATTATCTAGACCCCTGAGCAATAAAAAGTACCCCAGGGGGTCAAACAGGTGTCCCTGGTGTCCCTGAAGTGTTATTAATCAATTATACCAATGCTTTTAATCAATTTTAATGGTGTCCCTGTGGTGTCCCTGTGGTGTCCCTAGGGACACCACTCTTGCGGGAACGCAATCAGAAGTTTTTTGGGTACTTACTTTGTGATGAAATAATCTATATAATAAAAAAATCATGATGAAAAAACTAGTAGAGTCCGGGTTCAAAATAGCTGCTACCAAAGAAGGTAGAAAGATGGCCAAAGAGGCTTTCCGTAAACTATTTAAAAAACATAAATCTGAGGTAAAAAGAACTAAAAAAACTAAAGGTGCTGTGCCTACAATCCCATATAATTTAAAAAAAGCAGATCTAAAAAAACAAATTAAAAGTATAGGATTAACTGCTAAAGCAGACATTAAAGCTAAGCCAGGTCTAAGACGTAGAATTTTACTTAATATTGAAAAAAGTAAAAGAAATAAACCAAAATTTAAAGGGCCTATTGTTGGTAAAGCATATGCATCTGATAAAAGAGCTAAAAGAACTATGATGATAACTACACCAAAAAAAGAGAGACAGGCGATACAAAAAAGTATATCTGATTCAGTAAGAGCTTTTATGAAAAAGAAAACAGGTTTTAAAAAAGGAAAATTTATTTAATGTTTTGGGTTTGGCACTTAACTGCAATAACTTGTATAATAGGAATTTCATTTATAATTGGATATAGCTATGGGACTAAAGAAAAAAGAATTAAGAACTGAAGACGACTTAACTCCTAAACAAAAAATGTTTGTGGAGATTTATGTCAAGGATTGGGGAACAATTACACAAGCTGAAGCTCTAAAGAGAGCTGGGTATACGTGTAAGAATGAAAATGATTATGGTGTAATAGCTTCAAGATTATTATCTAGAAAGCTTAACCCACATGTTGCCAAATATTTTGATAAAAGGTTTGGCAAAGAACTTAAAATGTACGAAGGTGATAACCTCCGAAGGTTTAAACGATTTGAAAGATTATCTGATAAAGCCGAAAAGAAAGAACAGTTTGCTGCAGCTATAAATGCTGAATATAGATCTGGTCAACTTGCAGGCTCATTTGTAGATAGAAAAGAAGTCAAAGTAACTGGTCTGGAGGGAATGTCACGTGAAGAACTTGAAAACAAATTACAAGAACTTTCCGAAAAAATCGATGGGCACAACGCAAAGACAATTGAAGCTCAGTCCATCGATGTTGCACAAATTGAAAAAGGCTAGTTGGTCTGAGTGGGTTAAGGTTTTTAATTCGGTGCACAATTCAACAATATTTACTTCTCTTGGAACAGTAATGGTAAAGGTTGATGATGAGTAAAAAGAAAATTTCAATTCCAAGAAAGATTACATCAGAAATACAAAAATATCCTATGGTGGAAGTAGAGTGGTTCGACATTGTAAGTGACAGCTCATGGACTTCATTTGATGCTTGTAAGAAATCAAAATTAGCCACCTGCGTTACTAAAGGACATTTATTAAGTCAAGCTAAAGGTGTTACTAGATTATTTGGAGATTACTCTTTTGCAGAGAATAAAAAAGACATTGATAGTATTGGAAACACAACTATCATACCTAATTCAGTGATTACAAATATTAGGAAACTGACTGAAAAATGAGATCAATAAACCAAGAAAGTTTATTGTGGCAAAGAACTAAAAAAGGACTGACTGATTGTTACTTAACCCGCATAGAAACTAGCACAATCAATGGTGTACCTGATATTCATGGAGTACATAAAAAAGGTGTTTTTTGGATAGAATTAAAATCAGATCAACTCAGTTATCCCAAGCTAAATAAGTGGCAGATAGTATGGATAAATAAATATATTAAAGCTGGTGGTAAAGTATTTATCTTGAAAGAGACCCTCTCGAAGAGGTCTCTTAGACTGTACAGACCGGTGTCCCGGTTCACCGAACCTCGGGAACTGAAACCTCGGTTTGAGTTCTCGTTTCCTTTTAAATGGCCTCTGATCCAGGAAGCACTGGTGAGCTGCCTTCAGGAGGAAGCAGCGTGATGTCGTTCTCGTTTGTCGTTCTCGTTGACAAACCTCGCTCGTTAAGGAAGACCGGACCATCCAGGGCCCTCTCCAGAGCTGGGACGGAGACCCTGCAGCCTGACCACAATGTCGTGTCGTTTCCCGCCCTCGTTTTATTTCCCTCTTTGTTAGTTTAACGGGGGCAGGTAACGGCATGCGCAGCGTGCTGGAGATGGAACGCTGGGGACGGAAATAATTATGTCGTTTTGCCCTTGACATTTATCCCATGATATCTTATATAGACAATGCCTCGTTGTGGCTGGTCCATTGGAAAATGATATATGGAAACCAAGATGTAGCCACGGGATCGCAAAGTCCCTAGGAACCAGACTTTGGACGCAACGTGGAACGAACTGAAGAGAAGAGTAGTTAACTATAAAACAGGGATCTTCTTCATTAGCTTCATTAGGTGAGGTTAGAGGCGAGCCACTAGGTTAAACGAAGGTGCGCCTCGTTCCTCGTTCTCGTTTGAAAATCAATCATCTCGTTCTCGTTTATAAGGATAGCACTGGAGCTGCAGACTAACTTCAGAGCTTCCCCCCTGAAGCAGACTTCACCGACCTCGTTTACTAAAGAAAGACGAAAGGTTTTATACCTCGTTTAAGACTGGGATCTCCGGCAGCAGCGTAGTCTGATGACTGACCATCAGGCCCTTCAGAGCTTTTGGTGGAAAAAAGTTCGAAGAAAGGACTTGACATCTGTCCCATCATGTCTTATCTAAGGTCTGATCCCCTGGTACCTAACAAGTCGATCGATAAGGTAAAACGCTGACCAGGGGGTCTGCAAACTAACAAAGGAGAAAAAGATGAACAACAAAGAATACCAAAAGGAATTAGAGGAAGCCATTCAAGAAACGGTGCCACATAATGATGTCGCTGAGGCTAACAACATACCACAAGGAGGAAAAGTATATGCTTTGACTGGGGCCTCCGGCACCAAGTGCATTGCAAATGGAAATACATGGAAAGAGTCAGAGGTAAAAGATGCCTAGACATTTGATTACCTCGCAGAAGAAAGTTCTTGATCAACACAGATGGTGTAAGAAGTGGCAGGATCTCCCGGGCCCGGTGTACCGCTCGCTGGAGAAGCTCAATGATTACGAAACCATCCAATGGGACATGGATGACCACCTGCAGCGTAACTTCGATCCCGATGCCGTGAAGCCTGAAGAGGCAAAACACATCGCACACTGGTTACAGCTCGGTGAGAAGGATGAGTCTTTCTTGATCAAAGACATAGCAACACATGGCTGCGCCGGAGGAGTTGCCGGTATCACCTACTACAGTGACACCTCGGAGTTCTATGACACGTTCCACCTGGAGATCTGGCTGATGGTTGGGGATCACGCAGCTGATGCTGGTCAGAAGACTGGTGTCTTCTTAAGCACCGTAGTGAAGGATGCATCGTCTCGTGCTGAATTCAAAAATGCGCTCGTATGGTGGGCAGTTGAAGTTCGGGCTCAGGAGCTGGTAGCTAAACGGGAAGCAGCGTAACATGCTGATGCTTTACCTCGTAATTCTAGTGCTATTTCCTAGCTTTACACTAGTGTCCACAGGTGTACTGGTCCTGCTGCTCGGAGGACTGATGTGATGTGTCGTCTCGTCTCGTTTTAGGAAGAGCTATCCAGGGCACACAGAGTGTTCAGGAGCTCACCCCCGCTGGAGAAGCGTGCGTGGATTTCCACATTCTCGCTCGTTTGTCAAGGAAAAGGTAATGAACTTCATTAGTTAGAGAGCTTCCCCCGCAGCGTACTTCACTTCAGGTGTCGCTCGTTTGATAAAGAAATGTTTTTAGTTTAGAACTATTCTAAAGTTAGGGTGCATGTGCTTCCAACTCGGTTCAGGTATGGAAAAAAAGTACTTGCATTAGTGCATGGGATTTGATAAGAGCAGGAACAAACTAACAAAGGAGAAGATATGGGTTTAGATATGTATGCCTATCGTCATAAGGGCGAAACACTAACCAACAAAGAAAGAGCAAATCAAGACGAGTTGCCAGAAGATAGAAAGCCTGTTCAATTTGCCGATTGGAGAAAGCACAACAGACTACAAGGTTTCATGCAGGAGTTGTGGGACAAGAAGAATGGTGGAGATATAGATTTTAATTGTGTACCTCTCTATCTCAACAAAGATGAATTAGATATGTTGCAGAAACAAATTGAAACTCGCACACTACCACAAACAGAAGGTTTTTTCTTTGGTGATGACAGCTACACTTGGGAAGGTGAACAAAACGACATGAAAGCCTACGATTTAAAATTTTGTAAGGAAGCAAAACAATGGCTAGAGAAAGGGTACAAGGTTTTTTATGAGTGTTGGTGGTAAAGATAAAATAAAGCGAGAGAGTGAAAACTCTCTCGCTCGCTTGAAAGAGAAAAGAGAACAAGACGCAAAGGTAAGACAAGCCCACGCGACACAGGAAGTTCAATCTCTCGTAAAAAAATTAGAATCAATAATGGGTAAAGATAAATTACAACTAGCAGTTGAGCCAACTCTACCTATTCAAATACAAACAGATGGAGAAACAGATGCTTTTAGTGATTTTGCTCAATTTCTTGAAAAAGAAATAAATAAAAAAAAGATGAATTAGTTCTTGTAATAAGATTGGATAAGATATAAAGAGAGAGAGCAATCATAAGATTGTATAACTTAACAAAGGGAAAATATGCCAAATGCAATAAAAAAGCTAAAGCAAGAAGAAAAGAAAGTAGTTCTTGCTTATGCTCAATTAAAGCTAAAAGCAAATAGACTATCAAAAGAGTTAGACACAATGAAACAGAATATTGTTGATACATTTGATAGAACAAATCAAAACTTAATCATTGTTCAAGATGAACAAGGCAATAGTTTTGGAGTACAAAAAATAAATCGTAAGAGAAAGAAATTTGAAACAGCAAATTTCAAGATTGCTCATAATGATTTATTCAACAAGTTCTGTACTGAATTAGAGTACAGCGAATACAAAGCAATAGGGAGTAATGACAATGCCCAACAATAGTTTAATTAATATTGCTAATGTACTAGCAGAAAGAGTTGGCGAGAAATCGCCAACTCAATTAAAAGATATGTTGTTATCTAATGGCGCGAAGAAACAACTCAACTATGAGATAATGTTTCAATTATTAATGGGTGAGTGCGAGAAACACATATTAGAAAACAATGGCAACGCAGTTGTTGATGAGTTCAAGAATAATATACTAGAGAAATTTAGTACACTTATTCAACAACTGAACCCAAGCCAAGAGTAATACATCACAATCAAAACCAATAGCCCTGTCGGGCTATTGGTGTATCTATCGTATAGAAGGCTCACAATCTAGAACGACCAGCATTTAAAAAGACAATTTTCCAAACCACGTTTGAATACTAGGGTTTTACTCGACTTTGGGTTTACAAAGCAATATACATAAATATAGTATGGTTCCAAACGGTATGAATATAGAAAATCTTACAGAAGAAGAATTAAAAGATTTAATTCTTCAAAAACAATTACAGTGGATCAAGTTATGCCAGGATGATTTTTTAATTTTTGCAGAAACTATGTGGCAAGATTTTATTTATCGTAAGACAAAGGACCCTAAGAAATATGGGCACCATCAAATTATTGCTCAAGCTTTTCAAGATATAGCTGATGGTGATGCGAAGAGGCTCATCATTAATATGCCTCCTAGGCATACTAAATCTGAATTTGCATCTTATTTGTTTCCTGCTTGGTATATTGGAAAATACCCAAAGAAAAAAATTATGCAGGTATCACACAACGCAGAATTAGCTTCAAGATTTGGAAGTAAGGTTCGGAACCTTATGAACACCCGGGAGTATAAACAAATTTTTGGTAATGTACAATTAAGAGAAGATAGTAAAGCAAAAGGCAGGTGGGAAACCAATCATGGTGGTGAATACTTTGCAGCGGGAGTTGGCGGTTCTATCACAGGACGAGGGGCCGATTTGCTTATTATTGATGATCCACATACTGAGCAAGACTCAATGTCAGACTCAGCGATGGAACGTGCTTATGAGTGGTACAGTTCAGGACCCAGACAACGTTTGCAACCAGGTGGAAGAATTTTAGTTGTCATGACCCGGTGGGCGGTAGACGATCTTACTGGAAGGCTCGTCAAGGGACAATCAGAACCAAAAGCGGATAAGTGGAAGGTTATAGAATTTCCTGCGATACTTCCAACTGATAAACCTGTATGGCCTGAATATTGGTCAAGAGAAGATTTAGATTCTGTTAAAGCATCTATTTCTATGAAGAACTGGAATGCACAATATATGCAGGACCCAACTTCAGAAGAAGGTGCAATCATAAAACGTGAATGGTGGCAACCTTATGAAAAAGAATACCTCCCTAAATTACTACACGTTATACAAAGTTATGATACTGCATTTTCTAAAAAAGAAACTGCAGATTATTCTGCTATTACCACCTGGGGGATATTTGAACCAGTAGAGGGTTACGAGAAATGTATAATACTTCTTGATGCAATGAAGGGTAGATATGATTTTCCAGATTTAAAAAATGTTGCGTTAGAGCAATATAAATACTGGGAACCGGAAACCGTAATTGTTGAAGCTAAAGCTTCTGGACAACCTTTAATACATGAACTTAGAAGAGCGGGTATACCTGTTATTGATTATGTTCCAGCAAGAGGCAGAGATAAGCATACCCGTATAAATAGTTGTGCACCTGTATTTGAGTCGGGTATGGTATATGCCCCTACTGATGAGCACTTTGCTCAAGAAGTAATTGAGGAATGTGCTGCTTTTCCTAATGGTCAATATGATGACTATGTAGACAGCATGACACAAGCTGTGTTAAGATATAGACAAGGTGGATTTGTAAGTACCTATTCAGACGATTGGGATGATCCTCCTATAAAATTAGAAAAAGAGTATAAATATTATTAAGGAGATATTATGCCAAGTAAACATGGTTACAGAGGATACGGAGCAGCTAGAACACCTGGATCACAAGACAGAGGTTTACAAGATGAGAAACTTTCTGCTGGAAAAATTTATAGCGCAAAAACAGGAAAGTTAATGAACAAAGGTGGTGGTTATGATTCTGGTACTCCAGGTATGTTTAGAGACATTGCATCTAAAGGTGGTTTTAGACCTATACCAACAACACCAAAAGGTGGCCCAAAAGTAATAGGACCAGATGATCCAAGATACGGAAGAGCTAAAAAATATTTTGAAGCACAAGATAGAAAGAAAAAAATTAAATCTATAGGTAAGGCAATTGCTAAAGCTGCAGTTCCTGTAGCTGGAGCCGTAGGAATTGCTAAGAAAGTTATTTCAAGCATAAAAGGTTCTGGAAGTTCTGGAAAACCATCAAAAGGAATTGGTGGAAAAACAGGTGGTAAAGGTAGACCAACTGTAACCAAACATGATCCTAGTAGAAATCCAAATCCAAAAAAACCAAAAATGGAAAGTTAATATGTTGCCACCAAGAACGAAATGTCCACCATCAGATAGTCCAAAAAAACCTAAGCCAGATCCTAGATCTGCTAAAAGAGGACAGTTCATGAGTAAGAAAAAAGCAGGAGAACTTCTAAGCTATGCAAAGAAAAAAGGTTTACCAGCTCCTCTTATGGCAAGTATGAAAATGGGCAAAGCTACAAAATACAAAAATTATTTAAAAGGTTTAAAAGCAGCTACAGCAGGTGGAGGCAAAGGTAGTGGCACAGGCGAAACAACAAATCTTGGGAACCCAAGAAAAAAAGGTGATCCGTTTTTAGAAAGAAGATTTAGATTAGCTGGTGCAGGATCTGCTTTAGGCAGAGCCGCTAAAGCATCTAAATATGGAAAAATAGCTTTAGGTATCGCTGGTGCGGGAATCGCTGCACACCAATATTTAAAAAAGAAATGGAAAAAGAATAAAGATGGCACACCTAAGAAAAAAATGGGTGGTGGCATGATGCAAAGACCTATGGGTTATAAAGGTGGTGGCATGGACACTGGTAAAGTAGGCGAAATGAAAAGTAAGTTAGGTGTTCTTAGTAATAAATTTAAAAGAGATGGAATGAGACTTACTGACAGAGATATAGAAACAGCTAATAAAATTTTAAAAGGTGGTAAAGGGAAAGCATCAAGATCAACTCAAGAGATGATTTCTAGATTGAAAAAATTCGATCTCACTAAAAAAATGGGTGGTGGAATGATGAAAAAATATAATAAAGGTATGACAGATAAAACATTTACAGATCCTAAAACTGCAATGATTGCACACTCTTTAAAAAATAAAGATAAAATTACAGAAAACGAGAGAAGAACTGCTAAATTTTTAGAAAAAAAAGGAGCACCTGGTATTATATCTAAAGGTAAAATTAATACTAAAAGAAAAATGGGTGGTGGCATGATGATGAGGCCTAGAGGTTACAAAATTGGTACTGGTAAAAAACCACTTGAAATAGCTATGAATGAAAGAAGAGCTAGGCAAGCTGAAAATGTTAAAAGATTAACAACACAATCAGATGCGTATGATCCAGAAACTAGATATATATTTGGTGAAAGAAGAACTCGAAGCGGTGGAGTAAGAGTTGGAAAAAAAACTACTGATTGGTCTAATCTTAAAGCAGAAGCAAAAAAAGTAAAAGACAAATATCCAAGAATGAATGTTGGTGTTTACACACCAAAGGAAGCACGACTTGCTGGATATGTTCGTGAACGAAGAAGACCTAGATCTCCCTTAGGAAGACCTAGATCTACCTTAGCAAATCAAGCACAACAACAGAGTGCTATGGCAAAAAAACAAAAAATGAACATAGGTGGTTCGGTAACCGTTAAAACTAAAATAGGAAAAAATTTTCCGACTAAAACATATTAGGGGGATTAATGTCCCTAAAGGGTCTTTTAAAGTTTGGTAAGGAACTAATGAAGGCTAAAAAGCCTTCAGCTACACCGGCTACCGGACAACAAACCAAACAAATAACTTACACTCCAAAACCATCACAGCAAACTGGACAAGAGTTAGCTTTGCGTGAAATAAGAAATCCGCCTATTGTAAGAAAAGTAACAAAAGAACTTCATATGGGAGATGATGTTGCTCCGGCTTTTGGTTCCTCTACATATGATTGGGTAATGAGAAAAGGTGCTGGTAAATATACAGCAGACGAATGGATAGATCATTTGACTGGTACAAGACAGATCAAATTACAAATGTTTGGTAAACCAATTACTCAAACTATTAGAGATCAAAAAAGATTTAAATACGATCGTGGTCCATTTGCAGGTAAAGAAGTAAATGTTTCAAAAGAAGAATTATTCGATTCTAATTTAGCAATTTTTAATGAAACTGGTGATTTAACAGGTGGTCTATTATATGCAGCAAAAAAGTTTGGTTTAAAACTAGATGCAAATGAAGTAGGTGCTATGATTAAACTTAATCCTGTAAATAGGTTAAGACCTATTGAATTAGGAATACCTAAAGGTGCAATGGAAACTTTTGAACGAACAACTCAAACTGCAGCTGATCAATTAAAAAATATTAGAAAAAATTATGAAACATTAACAACTCCTGGTTCTGGTGATATTACAGGTGGACTTGATGAAGTTCTTTATAAGTTAAGAGGTTTAAAAAATGATCCTACCGGAAGGGCTGTTAACTCTTTTACTGAGGAAATTAAAATGGTTAGAAATAATCCAGGGATGAGACCAGAAGATAGAAAAGTAATAAATAAAGTTTTAGGTGAAGTTAATGAAGCTTCAGCACCTATGAAAAGTTCTAAAACTGTCTACCAAAAAGACACACCTTACACTTTACAAGGCGGAAAAGATTATCGAGAATCAATTATGGTGTTAGATGATGCAATACCTACTAACCAAAGACCATTTACCAAAGGGAGTCACTTTAGTGATAAACTTCCAAATGAAACAAATAGTATTTATCACGTTCGTTGGGATACAAGATTTACTCCAGAAGGTAAAAAAGTATTTATGATTAATGAAATACAATCTGATGTAAATCAATCCATAGCAAAAGCTTTAAGTAAAGGTCAGCAATTGGGAGGAGAAAAAAGATTTAATCCGTTCCAAGTTGATTTAGAAATAAAAATGTTATTGACACAAAGAGCCGGTTTAATGGACGATCTTAATAAAGCAATAGCTACACAAGACTCAGGACGTGTTAATTTTTTAAGTAAAACTTTAGCTGACATAAATAAAAAATATAAATTAATGACCAACAGAAGCGGGGATCAATACGATTTTTTTCCTTTACTAGAAGCAGATGCATACTCTGATCATGCAGTAAAATATCTTATTCAAAAAGCAGCACGTGAAGGAGCTGATTATGTTGCCATGGCTCCTTTTGATAAAGTTAGTTTTAGACAAGGATTTGCAGCTGGTAATGAAAGAGTTTATGGCTATGCGTCTGGTAAAGGTATTGGTAAACAAGGTAAAGCTATTGTGCCAGAGGCTATGAAAAAATTATCAAGATTTTATAATTCTAAGGCGGGTCCAATAAAAATATCTTTATCCGATCCTAAATTACCATATAAAAAAATTGGAAAGGACACATTTAAATATGAATCAGCGGGACATCCAAAAGCACCTATAAAAGAAAGCCATCCGTTAAAAGGAAAAACAATAACAAGTACCTATCACGAGGATGCTGTAAAAGATCCAACAAAAGGGTATAAACTTATCTTAGAAAATGATCCAAGGTTGTATTTTGATGCTTTTGCGATTAGAGTAATGCCAGCTATGAGAAATACACAAAAAACTTATAAAGCTCTTGGTGGTCTTGTGGTAGATATATTCAAAGAGAGAAGGTATAATTAATTATGGCTGTTGAAAAGAATAACGAAATTATTGAAGAGGAAGCACAGGTTACTGAAGAATCTACTCAACCTGATGGCATGCCTATAGACATTAGTGTAGAAGATGAAGAAGTAATTGAAGAATCACCTAATGATGAGTTTAATGCTAATCTTGCAGAAAACATGGATGAACGAACTCTTAGAGAAATGTCATCTACATTAATTCAAGATTATAAAAAAGATAAAGGTTCAAGAAAAGATTGGGAAGATGCTTACATTAAAGGTTTAGATTTACTAGGAACCAAATATGTAAACGTTACACGTCCATTTAAAGGTGCTTCAAACGTAACTCACCCAATGCTTGCAGAAGCAACTACACAATTTCAAGCACAAGCATATAAAGAATTAGTTCCATCTGATGGACCAGTAAGAACACAAACTGTAGGACTTAAAACACCAGCAATTGAACAACAAGCAGAACGTGTTAAAGAGTATATGAATTTTCTTCTTATGGAAGAAATGGAAGAATTTACAACCGACATGGATCAAATGCTTTTCTATTTACCATTGTCCGGTAGCACTTTTAAAAAAATATACTATGATGAATTATTAAAAAGACCTGTCTCTAAATTTATACCTGCCGAAGAATTAGTAGTTCCATACTATGCTTCTGATTTAAAAGATTGTGAAAGAATTACACATATTATTAAAATGACAAAAAATGAAGTAGTTAAAAAAATGGCTGCTGGATTTTATAGAGACATAGAACTTTCAGAAGGGGAACCTGAACCAGATCAATTACAGAAAAAATTACATGAACTTGAAGGAGTTAAAAAAACTGGCGATGATTATTTACATACAATTTTAGAAATGCATGTAGATTTAAGTTTAGATGAATATGAAGATTTTGATGACAAAGCTAAAAAAATAAAGATTCCTTATGTAGTTACTATAGATGAAGGAAGTGGAGAAATTTTATCTATTTACAGAAACTATGCACCGGGTGATTTAAATTATTCAAGAGTAGAATATTTTGTTCATTATAAATTTTTACCAGGACTAGGATTTTATGGTTTTGGTTTAACACACATGATAGGTGGCTTATCAACTGCTGCAACTCAATCACTTAGACAATTAATTGATGCTGGAACTTTAAAAAATTTACCTGCTGGATTTAAATCTAGAGGTATTAGAGTTAGGGATGACGATCAACCTATACAACCAGGAGAGTTTAGAGATGTAGATGCACCAGGTGGTAATATTAGAGATCAATTTTTTAATTTACCATTTACAGAACCATCGACAACATTGTTTAATCTTTTAGGTTTTGTAGTACAGGCAGGACAAAAATTTGCTGCTATTACAGATTCTAACATAGGAAATGATACACAAAACAGAGCTGTGGGTACTACTATTGCTCTTATGGAACGTGGTTCACGTGTTATGAGTGGTGTTCATAAACGTTGTTATTATGCAATGAGATTAGAATTTAAAATTTTATCTAGAATTTGCGCAGAATTTCTTCCACCAGAGTATCCATATGATGTTTATGGTGGTCCAAGACAAATTAAAGCTAAAGATTTTGATGGAAAAGTAGATATTTTACCTGTTGCAGATCCAAATATTATGTCTATGTCACAAAGAGTTACACTTGCGCAAACTCAATTACAAGTTGCTTCATCTAATCCACAACTTCATAATTTACATGAAGCTTATAGAAGAGTTTACGAAGCTTTAGGTACTAAACAGATAGAAACTTTACTTAAACCACCTCCTAAGCAACCAGAACCAATGGATCCTGCTAAAGAAAATGCACGTGCACTACAAATGCAATTATTAACTGCATTTGAATTTCAAGATCAAGATGCACACATAGCAGCTCACATGGCTTTTATGGCTACAAGAATGGTTCAAATTAACCCTCAGGTGTATGCATTATTACAATCACATGTATCAGATCACATTTCTTTTAAAGCAAGAAAAGAAGTTAATGAAATGATTTCTCAAAATCCTCAAATGGCAGAAATGCAACAACAAGATCCAGAACAATTTAAAATTATGTACGATGCTGAAGTTGCAAAACGTGCTGCACAGATAACTCAAGAGCTTGCACAAACTGAAATGCAGGCAAGCGCAGCTAAACAAGATCCATTAGTAAGAATTAAACAACAAGAAGTTGATTTAAGAGCTATGGACATGCAAAGAAAAGCTGAAGAAACTCAATTTAAACAAGAACAAGAAAACCAAAGAGCATCGGAAAGACTTGATTTTGAATATGATCGTCTTGCAACACAAGATCAGCAATCAGATGAAAGATTAGACGTAGCTAGGCAAAAACTTGAGCAACAGAATAAAAAATAAATACAATCAAACGAAAAATCTAAGCGGTGGCGTTAGATTTGGACCACCTCCACTAAGAGGCCCCAACCCACAAGGTCTCAAAAGGAAAAAATTCAAAAATGTCGAAACCTACACCAAAAAAACCGTCTCCGTACGATAAGCTTTCAGAAAAAAATAAAATAGTTTTTTTAGCAGGTGTGTTTGAAGGAGAAGGTAGTTTTGGTATTTGGTCAAAGTGGAAAACTAGAAAATATTTAGCTTGTTCTGTAGAAATGACAGATAAAGATGTTGTACAGCTTTTCCATAATTACTTCGGGGGGTGTATATACCTTTGTAAAAGGCGTAAAGAACACCATAAAGATACTTGGAGATGGCGGATTAATGGTAAGGGGGCTTTAAACACACTTCATAAAATGATAGATTATTTAAGTATTAGACGGAAGGAGAAATTTAATAATGTGGTTCAGTGCCTTAAAACTAGCGGTTAGTGCAGGTAGCAAAATTTACGCTAACAAACAGAAGGCAAAAATTGCAATGTCTGACGCACAGGTACTGCATGCAGAACGACAAGCCCGAGGTGAGGAAGCTTACCAGGGCAAGCTCCTAGAAGCCCGTCAAAACGACTACAAGGACGAGGTGGTTTTATTGATACTCACGTTGCCCATTTTGGTGCTCGCATATGGGGTCTGGTCGGACGATCCGGCAGCTATGGACAAGATAAAAATGTTCTTCGACCATTTCCAGGCACTGCCGAGCTGGTTTACAAATTTATGGATTCTTGTCTGCGCCAGCATTTTTGGTATTAAGGGAACACAAAT